TAGAAAAGCAACTGCTGTGGCGGTCTCCTGCAGCGAGAAAGAAATTGNCATCAGNGATCCAACTTCGCCTACAGTCTCAGGTAATTCCAGCAAACTGCTCTTAGAGCAGCACGATGAGGGCTGCAAGATCAACACGCCTGTAGGAATTATCTCTTATGCTCCAAGCATTTCCCATCTTCCTGAATGGGTAAAGGGCAGCGATCTTTTAATTGCTGATGGTTTTGCCTGGGACTGGCCGATCAAGACGGAGATAGAGCACCAGCCCATTCTGGACACAATAGCCCAGGCTAAAGAGCTCGGCGTTAAGCGCACGATCTTCGTCAATGTAGGCCCGGATACGGAGTACGCCATTAAGAGCGGCGAGGTGGAAAAAGAGGGAGTGGAGATCGCCAGCGACGGCCAAGAGATAGAGCTTAAGGCCGTCAGACCAGGCAGCATTTATGTGGTGATGAAACCCAAGATGGCGGGGGTAACGGATACCTTCAGCATCGATGAGCTCTGGGAGGATTGGGTTAAGGAGAANCTGAATCACGGTATTTATGCCAGCACGAAGATCGACGGCTTCCGCACAATCATCGGCTGGGACGGCGAGGAATGGTACTTCTGGTTTGAGGATTCCAAGAAGCGCAGAAAGTTTGAAATCCCCAAACCAGACGCACCGTCCTTCGTAATCGAGGGAGAATTCACAGCGACCAAGGATAATAAATGGCTGGCTAGAACAGAACTGGCCGGAGTTGTCGCTGGAAATACGGAAGCTGACCCATTTTTCTGGCTCTATGACCTACTCTATTACGACGATCAGGACGTGAGCGCCAAGCCTTTTGCAGAAAGGCTGAAGATCTTACAGGAACTGGGCAAAAAGCTGGGCAAGAACTTCAAAGTCCTTGACCAGTATCTGATTAAGGACAAAAGCGACCTGAATCACGTGCTGGAGATCGCCAGAAAGACTGAGGTATGTGAGGGAATCTATGTCCGTCAGGCTGATGCTCCTTATGCGTTCGGGCCCACCGATACATCAGCGAAGCTGAAGTTCGTAGCCGAGCTCAAAGTTCAGGTGATCGAGGCCATCAAGAAGACCAACGGCTATGTTTACCACGTCGGTCTGCGAGGCGGGGATGAGACCGATTTTACCAACGTCAAGGACGGACTGCTCGATCTGGGGAACACTTTCGTTTCTCCCAATCAGTACGTTTCCCCTGGCGATACGCTCAACGTGACCTGCGAAGAGTTAGTTATCGGCGAAAGCAACGGAAAGAAGGTTCTCTTCTGGGGCAAGCCCACGGTTTTGGGCCCAGACAAATCACGTCCAGCATACACCGTTGCTCAGGCTTTGGACATTGCTTCCAGAAGCAAGATTTTAAAGATTGAGCACTCTGTGAAGAGCATCGAGCCCAGAGAAGACGAGACCAGAGCTGACATCGCTGCTTCCTTCTGGAAGAACAACTGGTATCAAATGTACCCCAAGTCTGGCAAAGGCGAATTCGTGCTTCACTACCACTTCCGCGGTCTTTCCCAAGAGGAAACGGCGATGTCTTTAGAGGAGCTGCTGGAAACTGATAACAGCCTGCACGCCGACTTGAGGTTCTGCTACGGCCCTGCATTGTTTGGCTTCACTGTTTTTACCGGCACCACCGGGGATGTGCGTAAAGCAGGGGGCAACAGAATTGCCAACTTACCTGAGGATGATGCTTTGCAGGGCACTTGGAAGCTTCAGCAGCCCCTGGGCTGGCTGACTGTTGCTAGAAAGAAGCCGTATATCTCCGTTCCTGGCGGCGTAGGCTCTACAAGCAGAGCCTACGCTAAGTTCTTCGAAGTAGATCACGGAACCTACGAAATTGGAGTATGGAGGGAGCACTTTTTCGAGTTCTTCCTGCACGGCAGGGAGCTGAAAGGAAGGTACATCATCGCCTACGCTCCCATGGACGGACACAGAGTCTGGCTTATTTCCAAACCCGCAAGCCAGGAACCTTATGCCAAGACGCACAAGAAGGAAGACGTCATCGCAGAGCTTAAAGCGAAAGGCCAGAAGTATCTCATCTGGTCAGAACCTGGCAAGAAACCGGAATTGATTGAGCTGGAGGGATAAACATGAAGACACGTGACGAGATGGCCAGCGAGCATCTCGAGGAAGACCAGATCAGCTTTAAGATGGCCATGGAATCGCTGGTAAAGACATTCGAGAAACTGCTCTCCTATGCCGAGAAGGACAAATGGCCNTCCGTACAAAAAGGAATACAGAAAATTATCAAGGATGAGGTCGCACCGAAGAAGGTTATCACNGCGCTGGAAGCTGTGGACATGGCTATCGACGATGAGGAGTACGACACAGCACTGAAGAGGCTGAAAAGAGCAAAGAAGCTGTTGGACGATTCCATGGTTTACGCTTACGGCTACGGCTACGGTTATGCTGACGGGAAGAAAGACGCTGACTTCGATGCTGTGAAGTTCATGGATAAAGACGGCGTAAAGATTGCCGGGTACGCCATTATCTACGGTGATCCAGATCACCCTGACATTTCATCCTTCAAGGATTTCTTCACTCCTGAGACCGATTTCTGGCTCGACAAATGGGATAAAAGGCCAATGATCTATCACCATTCCTTTGTTAAAGAGGACTTCGAGCCAGTGGTAGGGGTGTGGACAAAGGCTGTCAAGGATGAAATCGGTGTCTGGCTGGAAGGCGAATTGAACAAGGCGCACAAGTACTACGAAGCGATCAAGGAGCTCGTTGCCAGAGGAGCCCTAAAGATTTCGTCAGACAGTGCTTCGCATCTTATCCGCAGAGTGCCCTTGACCAATGGAACGCACCAGGTAACTCGCTGGCCTCTGCTGGCAGCTTCTTTGACACCCACACCTGCAGAGCCCAGGCTTTTGCCTGTAGCGCAGTTAAAAAGCGCTTACAAAGCGCTGGACATTCCCATACCAGATTTTGTGGAAGAGGAGGTAAAAGCCATCAATATCAAGAAAACTCTTCAAGAGATCGCTGATTTGGTCAAGAAAGCTTTAGATGCCCTGGACAAATATCCGGAGCCTGAGGGCTACGGTTATGCCGAGGATAAATACCCCGCACCACGCACTAAAGCTGCAGGAACCAAATCTGACACACAACCTGACGAAGAACCGGAGAACAGTGAACTGATCTCTTTTCTCCGGGAAACCAAAGCTCATTTCGAGAAACTAATTGGAGGTTAAAATGGACGAACTTTATAAAGAATTCAGACAGACCGTAGAAGCTTTCAAGGCGGCTGTTGACCGCCACGATGAGGAATTGAAAAAGACCGGCGCTGTTTCCGCCGAGACTAAAGCCCTTGTTGATACTCTTAACAACAAGATCACCGAGCTCGACAATCAGATAAAGGCCAAATTCGCTGAGGCCGAAGCCCTCAAAGCCAGACTCGATGAGCTCGAGGCTGCGCAGAAGAGGATCAATGCCAACCCCAGCAACGATCCCAGACAGTCCGATGCTTACAAAGCCTTTATGTCCTATCTCAAGCTCGGCAAACCCAACATGGGCCCCGACGCCATCAAGGCTCTTGTCGAGGACACTGAAGGACGTGTCCTGCTTCCTGAGATTATTGAGGCCGAGATCTACAAAGAACTTCCCCCGCTCACTGTTATGTACAACCTGGTTACCGTCAGAAAGCTGGCCAAGGGAGACAGACTGCGCCGGCGCTCCATCAATGGCGTGACCGTCAGCTGGGGCAAGCTGGAAACCGGCGCCACGCTTACCGAGAATACCTTCACTCCTCAACTTTCCGACTATCAGTACGTAGAGGATCTCTACGGGTTGGCCAAAGTAGGAGAGGATGAGCTTGCTGACAGCGAAGTCAACATCGAGGCTCTCCTCAACGAGGCCTTCACCGATGCTTTCGCTGCAGCGATTGACAATGCGATCATGGTCGGAAAAGGACACACTTCCGAGGAGCCGGAAGGACTGCTGCTCGGCTCTACCCTCACCAGAGTTACTGGATCCACAGCCAGGGCCATCAAGTATGACGATGTGCTTGACCTGGTTTACGCCGTTGATCCTCGTTACCGCAACAATGCAGTTTTTATCTGCCATTCCAACACCGAGCTTCAGCTGCGCAAGATCAAAGACGGCGAGGGACGGTATCTCTGGATGCCTACTGTAGCCGTAGGTATGCCCAATACCTTCCTCGGCTACAAGCTCTACAACCAGAGCCAGGTTCCTTATGTCACCGGTACCATGACCGAAGCTGCTGACGTCCTGCTCTTCGGTGACTTCAAAGCCTGCTACCGCTGGATCGAGCGCCAGGGTCTTCAGCTGAAGAGATTAAATGAACTCTATGCTGAGGACGGAATGATCGGGCTCCGTCTGAACATGCGCGTCGGCGGCGGAGTCATACGCCCTGCTGCTGTCAAGATACTGCAGGTTCCTGCTTCTTAAAGTCTTAATTTCGGGGCTGGGTTAACAGCCCAGCCCCTTTTTCAAGGAGGATAATGTTCCTCAGACTGGACGATGTAAAAGAATTCCTCTTTCCCGGGGCTGGCGAAGACGATAGCTCATACGATGCCGAGATCGTTTCTTTGGTACCCATCGTGCAGGCGATCATCGAAACCAAGTGCAATAGAAAGTTCGAATCGTACACAGCGACGCACACGTACCTTGGTAACAACAGGAGCTATCTGCCAATCGACGACCTGCTCGTTCTGGACAGCATCACAGTTGATGATAAAGCTTTGGACGAGGACGAATATTATCTTTATCCCCTAAATGAGATGCCCAAGCAGGAGGTCAGATTGGCCAACGGTGTATTCTACAAGGATTCTGTGATCACAATTGCCGGTATGTGGGGTTACAGCCAGACCGTGCCAGAAGAAATAAAACTTTTGGCTATGATGCTCATCCGCCAGCTTTTGTTCCTGGGAATGCGCTTCAAGGAGGTCAAAGAAAGAGGAGGAATCGCCAACCCTGAGGGCGAACCACCCAACAGATCACCTGAAGGCTATGTCCTCTGGACTGAGGACATGAAGGAGATCATCAACCGCTATAAACGCAGGAAGTACAAATGCTAGAAAGCACAACGACGGCAGTCTGGAATGCCTTGTACGACATCATCGCTCACGACCCTGACATCATAGAACTGGGAATCCAAGGCAGGAGGACGATACCAGATCAGACGGAGATTATAGAGGGTCAGACAGTTTGGGGCATTGGTCTGGTTCGTGTTTCTGAGGATAAATTCGGCTGGGACGAGGTCGAGGTCAATGGAACGATCGCCAATTATCCACACGTTACCCAGTACCTTACCTTTGTGCTCTGGGTGAGATCAAAAGCACCAGCACCAGAAGAGCTGGAAAATTTTCAGATGCAGTCCGTAGCTTTAATGGACAAAATGAAGGATGCTATCAGGACTGATTCTACTTTGGGCGGTCTGGTCTGCACGACTCTTCTGGATAGCACTCAGATGGAATACATGATCCAGCCTGATAAGCTCGAAGTTTCCCTGACATGCAGGGTTGTTTGCCGTCGTGATTTTTCTGAAATGCCCGAGGAGGTTTAAATAGATGAGAGCTT